GAGCCAAACACTCAGCTGAATTCTGAATTCCTTTATTTTGGTCGTTGTCTATTGAAGTAGAATTAATTAATATCAGACCTGTTGCTAATAAAAACTTATTAATCATTTGCAAACTTCTTCATTCTGAGTACCATTATTTGTGGTGTTTTTTTAATCCTCATCTCAAGCTGCAACAGCGAATATCTCCGCACTGCTGTCATATAGGTTAAACCGTTTGCTGATCAATTCATGTTTTCCCGTCTTGGGAAAATCGATGATCTTGGAATAGGGAGACTTCTTGGCATAGACCACAACGCCGGGTGATCTGGCTAATTTGTTCCAGACATACCGGCCGCCAGCAGACTGTTCACTACCAGCCATCATAATAATGTCCATCTTTCTCATGAGAAACTTGTAAATCTTGATGGCAAGGTTCTTACCCTTGTAGCGACTGTCAACCTTTAACATATCAACATGCCATGCACCACGTTGTTTGGCCAGGTTTATCATAGCAACAATGCGATATCGAGTTTCCATTTCACCTTCACACCGAAATCGCTTGGTCACGTTGCGGTTATATACCCACACAGTCATTGATGAGAGCTCTTCCTGTTCAATGTGAATATCGTATCCGAAAGTACGACCCACTAACTCCAAATCATCTAGATTACCGTATCCAAGGAAAACGCCCCTGTCCATATCGATTCTCGCAACCACTTACAAAACCTCTTTGATCTCTGATTATATCTAATTATACCACATTGAATAGGGTTTGTCAAGGAAAATCGTACCTCATAAGTCATTGATTCTAAAGGGATTTTTACTATCACGCTAAGTTATTGATTTCATTGGGTTTTTTAACCATTAGCTGAGCCAGGGGATTGTGGGTATGTTTCATGATCAATCTTCATGTAATTATCATCCCAATCAAATGCTTCCTTTACTACATTAACTGAAAGACCTTTGTATTTTTGATGTAAAATCTTATCCTTTGCAGCAACAAGAATATCAGCTTCGTCTGGATGTAATCCTTCTAACATTTGAACAAACATACTTTCACGCTTATTTTGTGATATAGTGGAATTACCTCCTTCAATAAAATGATAAAGTTTCCTTACCTCATAGGATAAAACATTATGCTCTGTTCCTTCGGGAGCTTCATTTTGAACATATGGAACTTCACCATAAGGTAGAGACCATTTAATCTTGGGGTCAAAAGAAGATTTTATTACTTGCCTGAGAGCAGGAGTGTTATGTTCTTTCAAATAAGAAACCTTGTCTTTCTTGGATTTGATTTTACCTAAATTTTGTAAAACCTCTGAAAGTAGTGGTGTGTAGTTGGTATAAGCCATTAGAGTTCTCCTTTAAAATTCGCTTATCGATTCGGTAAGAGTTTTAAGCTTCTTTTGTATAAAATAATTTAGTAATTTACTGCGATCACCATATGAAGAAGAACGATATGTTTCCAATATTTCATCTGAGAGTTCAGAAGGAATATATGTAAGATCAATCAATTTTTTATTTCGTTGATAATTTCTCTTAACCTCATCATTTGGAGCAACATCATCAAAGTTATGCTCTATCCATGAAGCAATTTTATTCTTTGTCATGGGTTTCTGTCGTAAACCATCTACAAAGGTATTATCCGGTGAAAGAACATTAGGAATTCCATCACTAGAATCTCCTCTGAAAACATGCTCTTTTAGATATCTAACAGGATTAGCACCATTCACCATTTTTTTGGTAATAGGACTATACTGCTTAACATTTGGGAATTTTTGTAATTGGATAAAATCCTTGTCGCCAGATAAGATCATAATTTCTTCATTATATTCAGAGCAAATTATAGCAATAATATCATCAGCCTCAGCACCATACACCTCTAAGAATTTATAGGGCATGTTGGTTCTGATTTCTTCCTTAATGGTATTTAGACATTCAAAAATAGCGTCCCAATCATGTGGGCCTCTTTCTCTGCTTTTTTTCCGGTTTGCTTTATAGTTTGGAAAAAAGTCACGCCTCCAATAATGTCTGGAGTCATAACACAAAACCAATTCACCAAATTCAGAAGAAAACCTTGTGCGATACATGCGTAAGGAATTAAGAATCATGTGCCTTACCATGTTATTTTCTGGTATAGATATCTTAGTCATATGTAAATGCATCATTACACTTGCCACCGATATCTGATTCATATCAACTAAAATAATTTTCTTATCTCCATATATATGGTTCAAGCCATTTCTGGACCATTATTATCCTCTTCTCTCATTTTAATTATAACTGATTTAAAATTATCAATATCAGAACTAGAATTGAATATTATTTCAAACAAAATATCCATTATTTTAGTCATATTAGTATTCAATGACATTTCTTTTAATAAAGTTGCTCGGACCATTTCTATTATGAAGCTCATATTCTTTACAAAAGAATCTTCATCCACATCAATTTCATTCTCTTTTATAGTGTGAATCATCTGCACCATTAACGACTGTGTAAGATCATTAATAAAATCAACAGTTTCTTGTAACTCAATAGCATCTTTGTCAGGCAATTTTACTTTTCTTTTTGATTCCTTCCAAGGGCCTTGAATTATTTTAGCGCTTTGCTTCTCGTTCTCTTCTGACATTTTGCATTTCCCTGTCTTCCTCTAACATTTCTTGGGTATATACGCAACCCATATCTAGATAATATACATTAACACTTCGTTTTACTTCATCCTTTCTGGGCCCGTACCAATAATAACCTAATGCAGCACAACGATATGAAACTTTCTTTTCCTGATGTTCTCCATAAAATAAGTCTGTCCAATCCCCATCTTTCAAATATCGATTCATAGAACGAATATAAGCTTCATGATTTGCTAATTTTGCAATAGAACCTTTTATTTTTTGGCGGACAGCTTGACGTTCTATTGATGCTAGTCCTTTCTGTGTTTTAATCCATTTTTTAATTTTATTAGGATGTATGGGATAATCTTCTGATAAATTCAATAAAGTAGAATGTATCCCACTATTACCATAATTAGAATTTTTCTTTGCTCGAACAGCTCTTGCTTTCTCAAGACGTTTTGCAGCTGCTTGACGCTGATCTTCCGTCATGGGTTTGCGCTTCTTTCGTTTCTTGGGCGCTTGCCATGAACTATTATCAGTCTCAACAACTATCTTACGTTTTGCCATAATATTCTATTTATCCTACTTTTAGAAAATATGCAACCAAACCGTTTGCATATATCGCAATTGCAACTGCATTGACTACAATCAATGCCCGATCATTCCACAAAATTGATACCCACAACCAACCAGCAATTCCAATAAGATGAAAAATCAGATTTAATGGATAAACATTATTTGCAGTAAAAATCATAGCAATGATCAGTACAATAGAAGAAACCCATTTACCATACCAACTTAATGGATGTTGTTGTTTTGATGGAGTACTTGTCGCTGATGGATTTTCATGTTCTTTCAATTCCATTTCATTAAAATCCAAATTCTTCAAATCTTTTTTCTTTTTCTTTTTGTACTCTACGCTTACCAGCTGCTTTTGCTAATCTGCGTTTTTCGCCGTTGGACATATAATATTCTCGTTTTCTCAATTCATTAAAAAAACCATCATCTTGCAATTTCTTTTTTAAAATACTAATAGCCTTATCTATATTATTATTACGAACCTCAACGGACATACCTCGGTACGATTTTTCATTCTTTCTAACATTTGAACGAACATATTTCATCTTTTAATTAACACTTTCCATAACGAGAACACTGATAAGCACGTTGTTCTGCTTGTCTTTGAAGTTCCCGACGACGATCAGCAAGACCGCGCTCACATGAACCACGAACCCCATCATTTTTAATATAACTGCATTGATTGTTGTTTAATTGAGGTACAGCATTCTTATAAACAACCCAGCCGGGTGTTGAGTTTACAGTTGTCACCGGCTGATCCATATGTTGGCCAATTTGACTTCCTAACAATCCACCTGCTAATACACCCAACCCTGTTGCGGCCAGTTGCCCAGTTCCGTTTCCAAATTGACTTCCTAACAATCCACCAAGACCGGCGCCAACCAAAGTGCCTCCCTGTTGATTTGTTACAACACAACCAGACAATACAATTGCACTGACTGCTGCTGCTACTAATAGTTTTTTCATTTGATTTCCTTTAATGTTGAAACTATATTATCCCTGACACCAGAGTCAAGAAATGATTTTTTAATTTGCGGGAAAGAGATAATTAGAAACATACCAACAACCATGCCTATCAAAAACTTAAACATAATTATATGCATCACTTAAAGATTTAGCAATAATTTCTGAAATTGGTACTAGTTTTAATTCGCCATTTTTATCTTTTGTAGTTCTAATAAATCCATCTTTATTTAATTGTGATATAAAATCACTTAACATATTTTCAACAAAAGTTTTTCGGCCCCAAATACAACCAGCCCAATAGGCAAGAAAAATGGGTAAAATAGCAATAACCGCGTGTAGATATACGTTCATTTTTAATCTTTCATCATTGATTATTTATATTATACTACAAAAAAGAAGATTTGTCAAGTACTATTTTTTATACAATTCCACAAAATATTCAGCATCAACTAAAACTAGAGGCTTTGTATTATTGCGTTTCAAAAATACAATTGGTTCATAATCACCAGAGTTTTCTTCTGCTTGTTCATATGCTTTCCAGATATTAAGTGATTGTTGGTTTTTACATTCTATACTGAACGGAAATAAATTTCTTGCAGATCGTGCCATCATGATATCTTCTCCGGCCGCACCCATAGAACGGCTCTCAATATCTTCTGGATGAATATCTAACTGTTCGATTAGAAGATCACGCACCCATTGCTGAAACTTTCGACCTTTTGATTTAGCTGATTGGGGTTTCATTGTTTAAGTCTTTTTCTAGCCATCATTTCTGCAACCAAATTAGTAGGCATATTGTTTTTCTTCGCATCCATAAGACATTGCATAGTTCTATCATAAATTCCATCAATAATATTTGCAACATGAAAATCTGTAGATAT